AATATCTGCTGTACTGAAACTCCATCTCCTGCAAACTTGAAAACACTTACGCCATCAGTGGCGCTAGTATGATCAGGTGAGCATGACATGCTGATTCTTACAACTCTGTTCATCCCTTCTGGGTTGGTTGTGCTTTGCGAACTTCCGAGTAGTTGACTGATTGAGGTAAAGCTACCTGCAGTCAATGAACTGCCTGCGAGAGTGTAGGTTCGTGTTTGTAGTCCTGCCATTTTTTATCTCCTTATATTTTGAAGTATAGTTTCGTTCCACCTAGTTTTACACTGGGGAACCATTTCCTTGCTAGTCCGCCTGCAGTCGCTAAAACGATTGCAGAGGATAGAACTGCCTTGCCTCCAGGGGAGGTAGCCAAGTCAACTGCGTTTTTGGATAATGAACTGAATGCACTGTTCAAGTTACCGTCTAGGGTGTCCTTGATCACTCCTCCAGTTTTCAATGTTCCAATCCCAACAGACGTTCCCTGGTTAAGGTAGTTTGCTACTGCCAAGCCGCTAGCCATTCCAGTTATGGAAGGATGCGGTATTGCCATTCTTCTTCGTGCCATATTCTTTCTCCTTGGATTGCCCGTGTAAGCTCTGCGAGCGGTTTTACGCCGCATACCTTTCCTGGTTGATCGTTTACGTTTGCGAGAGGTATCATACGATTTTTTGCTGATGAGCTTGCCATCTCTGAAATACATCCGGCGACCATTGGCTCCTTTCCTGGTATAGAGTCCCACGGGCATATACTCACATATGAGTAGTACTATTAAAGCTAATGGGATACTGAAGCTAATAGTTACTCATTTTTGGATATATGGGCAATTATAATATACTCCACTTTACGTTATATATTCGATGAGCTTGAATAAAGAAGTTAAGTATAGCCTGGGCACCCCATCGTTGATGGTGGGCCTCGACAAGGGGGAGAAATGCGAATGCAAATTCCTTTCTGAACCTAAGTCCATAGACACCACGGAACACGGTAAGAAGTATGATATTTCAATTCTATTACTTTCTCACCCTAATCCTAAATATTCTTCTCTTGATAAGAAAGGAATGGAACTAACCTGGCGTACCAACTGCCATGTAGTACGCGTTACTGTTATGGATGATCACGGTAAGAAGGAAATGGGGATGTGGAGTCTCAAAGACTTTCAGCTAGATTGGTTTGAACGAACCTGGACTATTGATAACAAAGAAGATGGCAACATCTGGATACAATCATGATTAGACCACTAGTTATTGATGAAGATGAAGTATACCAGGCAATGTGTGACCTTACAGAGATTAAGAACCATCTAAAGGAACACTTTGACCTATGGGGTGATAATCAACCTTGGCATCTGTTTGATAAGTTACACCTTGATTTATCACAGATAGCCTGGAAGATTAGCCAGAGTAATGAAGATGAAGATGAATCCATGGAAGAGGCAATAGGAGATGGTTCACAATGAACCGACGTTGTAATATCTGTTTACGCAATGTAGATCACTTACGTACAAATCGATACAATGAACACTTAACCATTTGTTTCGATTGTCAAAAAGTTATCAAGAACCTGTAAACTTTAGCTTTACAATCAAAATCCATTCAAGAAAGAATGAGGACTAGAGGATGAGGTGGGGTAGGATAGGGTATAAAAGGCGAGTTTGGGGCGTCACAGGGCGTTGGAGGGCCGTCTTTTGGCGTTTCTGAGGCTAGTCAAACCCGAACTTGCCGTGTACCAGTTTCGTAACTTTCTCTTTGCCCTGGTTATCTGCAGCTTTTTGAATAACTGGGATCAACTTGGACGCTGCAGCTTGAACATACCAGGGTTGATCCTTTAATTCTTCAGTCATACTATGCAACAAGGACAGTTGAGAGCCTTCCTCCGTATCGCCCAGTTTCTTGGCAGCATTTCCCATTGCTCCGTTCCAGAAATCAATCGCTGCTTTGCGACCTTGAGGGATCATAAACTCCTCGAAGTCACCCAAGGCTGTCTCACGGATCTGATTTGTGATTACACCAAGGCTAGCTAACAAAGTCTCGTCTGATTCTTCAGACATTAACCAGGACTCAATCTTTTTTTGAGTTCTTAGCGGAATCCAGTAAGTATAAATCACCAAGTAAAGCCCAAAGCTCAAGACCCAGACAAGAGCGAATAATTCGTCGCTCATTTACCAGGGGGACCCTCGGGGTACCATAACTCAGAACCAGGTCTAAAGAAATCGTAAACTAAACCTAAGAATTCTTCTGCTAATCCTAAAGCTGCTTCTTTGTCGGGAAGTTTACCATCCCACCCTACCATGTCTGCCATTTCTTCACCTACTGAGAAATACGCTCCTAAGTTTACACCAGGGGGCAAGTTTAGATCAATAGTGGGGATTGTTTCTGCTGTTGCGATAATATAACTTAGAACTTTAGCGCTCTCATTTACCCTGGTAAATAGATACCAGCCAAAAGCTGTTATTACTGGTGCAAAAGCTGTGATAACGTTGCTAAGAGCGACAAGATCAACCGATTTGGATAAACCATTTTTCTTAAGGTGCTTAACTGCAAAGACTACACCAATTAATGCCAGGTATGGCAAATACTTTTTTATTTCTTCAAGTTGAGCCTTAAGAACTTCTGGATCTGCGGAAGTAGGCTCCCCGTTTCCATTGACAGGTTCTCCATTGAACCGAAAGCCTCCGCCACCGAAATCCTCTACTTCTATGACCATTAACCAACTTGCCGTATTCCTTCAAGGATCATTACTGCAGCCAGGAGAAAACGCATTAGCATTTGCTCCAGGTTATAATCTTCGTACATTAACTTCTGTAAATCCTACCTGTTAGAGTAGCAATTTGTGGAAGGTTCGCATCATCTCCGCTTGTACAGGTACACTTAACGTTAGTATATGGTGGTATTATGATCGGCATACCAAAGTCAGGTTCGGCCTGGTCACTGGCAGCGCTATTAGCCTGGATGTAACCGTTAATTAGTGCATCATTTAGATAGACCTGGTATTTTATTTCACTTCCCGAATTTATTAAACTGTTAAAATTAACTGAGCCAACTAAGTAAAAGTTACCTGTTTGAAATTCTAAATATGTAGTTTCAACTGACAGACTAGCTGTTGGAATAGATCCTGAGTATGCATAAGCATGGTTACCCTGAATTTCTAACGCAGATGAGGGTCCAGTGAAGCTATTCGCTATTCCTACTGGCCCGCCACCACCACCACCGCCATCTAAAGCCATGATGATCCTACGGGGCGTACGTTATTGATACTGCTACGTCTACTGTTTCCGCTGTTGTGCAACTTACCGAGAAGTCTATTTGGTTACCTGGTATGATATCAAAGATACCTGCAGAGTTCTCAACTACAACGGGCATTCCGTTGTTTCCGTCAAGTGGTCCTGCTGCCTGGTTAGACCATGCTGGTCCTCCAAATATCTGCTGTACTGAAACTCCATCTCCTGCAAACTTGAAAACACTTACGCCATCAGTGGCGCTAGTATGATCAGGTGAGCATGACATGC